AGAATATTGGAAAAGAACTATCATAGTGTCACAATTACTGAGCCACAAATAAAAGATATTATAAATGTATTAGATAATACAAATCCACCACCTTCTATGGTCAAAGGATTTGGAGAACAATATTATGGTGTAAATCCTACTCTTGATAAAGCATTAGAAGATGCAGGATATAATCCTATGAATAATTTAATAAACGATCAAAAGTTTGTATCTGAAAATATACCACCAAGAGAAAGTCCAATAGCAAAAGGTATATCATATTTATTAGATCTTATAGGTGTAGATACTAATGTTACTTTGAATAATCAAGAATTACCTGAGTTACAAAATACTGGCACTACAAATCCTGCTTGGAAGTTTATATATGATGAAGTTATAAGAGATCCATCTTTGAAGAAAGCAACTAAAAATCAATTAGAAAAAGTATTTGATGAAAGTGATTCTATAAATGTTCAAGATGATTTTGTTCGTAATGTAAAATATGTTGCAGGACATGAAGGATATGATGGCACAGCTTATGTAGATGGCACTGGTAAAAATGCTACTATATCTTTAGGTGCAGGTTTGAATGTTAAGTTTATTACAGATGCACAGATGGCTATGATAAGTTCTAAAGGTCAACAAGCAATAAAAGAAATAAGACAACTAATGAAAACTGATATGAGCCTTGAAAGAATAGCAGAAGCCATAGATGAAAAGTATGGCACTATTATTAAAAAGACTGAATCAGATGCAATATTTACTACTAAGATGACAGAAAACTATAAACAATTTGTAAAAGATTTTCCTAACTTTGCTTTGGTTTCTGTAGAAAAACAGATGGCTATGTTAGATCATGCTTATCAAATGGGATATGGTGAGGGTGAGTTTGTTGAATATTGGAGAAATATAACTAAGGCTTTGAATACAACTAATCCTGAACATAGAGCTTTTTATTTTCAAAGAGCAGGATCACATTTAATTTATAACTATGAAAAAGACGATCAAAATATATTTGATGGTAACTTTGTAACTGGTAGAACCATATTATCAAGACAAACAGAAGATAGAGTTTTTGATAGGGCAGAATTATTTGGATTTCATGCTGATGCACGAACACCATTCTTTAAACGAAAAGCAAAACAATTATATAATGCAGTAAGAAAATAATGTCAGATCTTATATTTAGACAAATAGATTTTAATAAAGAGTTTACTCCTGATAGCGAAATAAACTTTAAACCTATTTATAGAAGTCTAGCAAATAACGAAGGTACTGCTGATCCAACATTTACAGAGTCAATGATTTCAGGATTAAAGTATCAATGGTTGCCACTTACAAATCGAACAATAGAATATTATAATTATTCTGATATTGAGCAAGATCCTGCATTTGATTTCAAACAACAGATGGTTGCAGATAATGCTTATGCTTATGCAGATGAATTAGCCAGATCAAAAAACTTAGATCATTACAATTATATTTTAAATGATATAAAAGCAATAGAGCAAAATAGAACTATATACGATAGAGCAGGTTTTGGTGGCTCTTTAGTGGCAGGTGTTCTTGATCCACTTAACATAGCTTTTATGTTACCAGTATTTAATGTAGGTGTTAGGGCGGCTTGGTCAGCTAAGTCTGCTTTTGGTGTTGGTAAAGAAACAGCAAAGTTGGGTGCATTGTTTGGTGTAGGTAGTGAGTTGATTCGAGCACCATTTGATCCATTTAATACCCCTGCTGAAGTAATAAGTAATGTAACTGCTAATACTGTTTTTGGTGGACTGCTTGGTGGTGGAACTAGAGGTGTAGCTAATTCATTTGGTGCTATTAAAACAAGAATACAGAATAGAAAGAATCCTTTAAAAAATGAAACAGATATTGATACTATTAAAGGCAAGTATGCAGATTATATGGGTGAAGAAGGATTAGCTAAAAATGCTTTTGATAAATATAATTTTATAAATAATTTTATACCTGCTCGAAGGATACAAAGTTATTTGTATCGTGATGGTAAAGATGCCAAAGAAGCACCTGATTATGTAAGGGCAGTTCATGCAGGTGTTGCATATAATGGTGTTACTCCATTAAAGAAAAACTTTTTGGGTGAAGGTGTGCAATCAGTTGATATGGCACAGACACAATATGGTGCATTAGGTTTGCAAGTTGAAGTTGAGTGGCGAAAGTTGTTAAATGAGTTTTATACTAAAACAAAAGGTACTGGCACTATTGCAGGTTTAGATTATCGAAGTACAGCTACTTCTTTGAAAAGAAGATTTGGTCAGGAAACAGAAACATATGTAAATCATGCTACTGGTTTGAATGCAAAGCCACCTACATATGACGAGTTTGCTCAAGAAATAATTGATTTATCTATACTTAATGGCAATCCTGCTTGGAGTAAAAAATATTATGATAATATTCCTGAGTTTAAAAAAGTAGCAATAAGAAGGCTTGAAGATTTTTTACGAGATATAGATCAACGAGCTCAAGATGGCAATTTATTCCATGATAGAACTGTAATTAAATCGAATGTAAAACAATTTGAAACTGAATTAAAAGATTATCCTAAACGTATTACTGCTGAAAAAGACCCAGTAATGAAAGAAATATTAAAACTTAATTTTGCACAACTAAAAAAGAAGATTAAGTTTTATGAAGAATATAAACCAACAAGAGCAAACTATAAGTTTCCGTTGTACTACAATAAAGAAATGTTAATAGCAGATCCAAGTAAACAAGAAGAACTTGTTAGAATATTTATGGAACATTTTATTGAGCAAGGTAAAGTTACTAGATGGCAAGAAGCACAAGGTAGTTATGTAGATGTTGGTATTGGCAAAACTATCAAAGGTAGACAAAATGCTAGAAAGTATGCAGAAGAAATAGTTGATACTATTCTTGAAAAAGGTGATGATCCTTATACTTATGGTGAAGGTATTGGTAAAGGTAAGCATTTATTAATGCGTGTTACTGATATACCTGAGTGGAAAGTTATGGATTTTCTTATTCGTGATCCAAAGATTATGACAGAATATTCTAAGAAAATGGGTTTTCGTATTGAATTTGCTAGACGTTTTGGTGATGAAGATATTGGTAGTCTTATTAAAGGTATGGAAGTCAGAATGAAAGCTGACAAATATACTGATAAACAAATAGCCGAAATAAAATCAGACTTTCTTGCAGACTTTGAAAGAGTTGCAGGACAAATGACACGAGAGCCTCATAGATGGGATACTGCATTTACTAGAAATATTAAAAGAGTTGGTGGTATGACATACTTGTATGGTGCAGGTATATCGTCATTTACTGAAACTATTGCTATGCCTATATTTGAACATGGTTTTGGTAAAGTATTCAGGGGTGTAGTTCAGGCTTTTGATGGTAACTTTGATAAAATGAAGATGAATGCCAGAGATCTTATGCACATGGGTGAAGCATTAGAGATGATTAGACCTACTGCACATCATAGAATGTTGCATGACAATCTAAGACCAGTACAAGTTGGCAGAGTTGAGAAGGGATTAGAACAAGCAGAGAATTGGTTTTATAAAGCTAATGGTTTAGCACCTATAACTTCTATTGGGAAATTAGTTGATGCGGCTATACGAGTGCCAAAGTTTTATGAGCAACTAAAGAACTATGGAAAGAATGAGTTTGATGTTATTGAACTTGCAAGATATGGCATTGATGAAAAATTGGCTAAAGATATTCTTACTAAAGGTGCATGGCAAGAAACTGATACTGGTATGCCATTATTAAATATAGGTGGTTGGGATACTTCATCAAAAGCGGCAAGGGAATTGAAGTCAAAAGTAATAACGTATTTTAATACTGCATCAAGAAATACTATTATTCATGCTACAGCTTTTGATAGACCAACAATGATGGACGGATTTGTTTATAAGAAATGGCGACCATATATGAGAGCAATGGGAATAGAGCCTGATCCAAGAGCATCAGTAGGTAAACGAGCAGATGGTACATATGCCTTTCCAGTAGCAAGACTAGAGTCAGGAACAATGGCAATGCCATTTCAATTCTATAACTTTGCATTTGCGGCACACTCAAGAGTACTTGGTGCATTGATAGATCCTGCTAAACAGAATAGATTAGCAGGTGCAATATCACTTATGGCTATGAGTTATGTTACACTATCTTTAAAGAAACCTGATTGGTGGTTTGAGAATAAAGATTATCCTGAATTACTGATGAGGGTTGTGGATCATTCAGGTGTTACTGCATTGTATGGTGATTTATTTTATCATGCTTTAAATGTGGCAGTTGCTAGTGGCATACATGATCCTGATGATTCATGGTTAAAGGGAAGATATAAAGCAGATGGTTGGGATACAGCATTTGGTTTTGCAGGTGCAAGTCCTTCTATGATAAGAGAATGGGTTGTTGGTGCTAATGATTTACTTAATGACAGGACTGAAGAAGGTATGAAAACTTTATCATATAATTTACCAGTATTGCAGTTATTAAGTCTTGATGATGATTTTAGATCTTTAGCTGATGAAAAAGAAAGATATAGATATTAATAGACATTTGTAACAAAAACGAGTAAAGGTAAGATATGACTATAGCTTTGAGTGCAAATACACCACGAATAAGTTACACAGTAAATGAAGGTGTAACTAGAACTTCTCCTTTTCCAACAGACTTTGTATTTTTTGAAACATCAGATATAAATGTTTTTGTTGATGGAGTTGCAAGGACATTTGATGCTTCAACAGCAAGTTCAACAAAGTTTACTGTTAGTGGAGGCAACGGATCTACTGGATCTGTAACAACTCCTGTCACTGGTGCTACTGGTGGCAGTACTGTTGTCATCACTAGAGATGTTGAGCTTAAACGTATTACTGACTTTCCTAGCTCAGGAGCTTTTGAGATATCTAAACTTAATACAGAGTTAGATACTATAATTACAATGATATCTGACTCACAAGATGAAAACTCAAGAGCAGTAAGATTACTAGATAATGATGATTCTGCTACTTTAACATTGCCTCTCAAGGCTGATAGAGCAGGTAAAATATTAGGATTTAATTCATCATCAGGAAATGCTGAAGCTGTTAACCATATTACTACAGCGGCAGTTACAGTATCTACGTTAAGCACTGGTGCATCTGCTACTGCCTCTGTGTCACAATCAGGTAATACAGCAACCTTTGCATTGGGTATACCTACTGGTCCTGCAGGTGCAACTGGTGCTACTGGAGCAACTGGAGCTACTGGTGCAACTGGATCACAAGGAGCAACTGGATCACAAGGACCTACTGGACCTCAAGGTCCTGCAGGAGCAGATGGTGACATGACAAGTTTTACAGTAGCAGGATCATCAGGCTCTAGCCAAACTATAACAAATGGTAACACATTAACTATTGCCGCAGGTGCAGGAATAACAACAACTGCTAGTGCAACTGACACTGTAACTGTTGCTGTTACTGCTGACCCAATAGCTTTTGCGATTGGACTTGGATAAGGAGATATAAATGGCAAACACATTTAAACAAATAAATTTTGCGGCAGAACCAAACTCGGCAGGTACACCATATGTTATGTATACAGTAGCTACATCAACTACAACAATAATTATTGGTTTATTGCTTACAAATATCCATACAACTGCTGTGACTACAGAGGTTGAGCTTGTGTCTACAACAGCAAATAGAGGTGGTGCTAATAATGTGACAAATGGAACTTCATTTCTAGTTAAAGATGTAAGTATTCCAAATGGCTCAACTTTAGAATTGCTAACTGGTGGTAAAGTAGTTATGGAAGCAGGTGATGTACTTAGAATAGATTGTTCAGTAGCAGATAAACTATCAGGTTCTTTATCTGTATTAGAGATTACATAGGTGAAACATGGGATTCATAGGTAAACAACCAACACCAGTACCATTAACATCATCAGATATTACAGACGGAATTGTTACTACTGATAAGATTGCTGATGATGCAGTTACTGGTGCAAAGATTGAAAACACACCATCTATAGCTAATGGTCTTACATTAACTGATGGCAATCTTGTAGTAGCAAGTGGTCATGGTATAGATTTTGGTGCGACTGCAAATTCAAGTGCCGCAAATGCGACTATGGCATCAGAGCTTCTTGAAGATTATGAAGAAGGAACATGGACACCTACATTTGCAAATGGTTGGACTAGTGTTTCTTTTGGTTTTCGACAGGCTTCATATCTTAAAATTGGTAATATGTGTTATTTAACTTGTTCTATACAATTTAATGGTACTACTGCTAATGAACAAATAAAAATAGATGGAGTACCTTTTACACCACAATCAAATGCAAATGGTTATGGTTCTGGAACTGGAGCAATAGGCTATCAAACTATGAGTACAGTAACAAATAGTACTGCTTATTCAGCTTATATAGTGCAAAATTTAGCACGAGTACAATTTTATACTATGGCAGGTGCTACTATTGATTCAAATGGAAATGCAAGTGGTCGATGGCTTGAATTTAGTGCATCATTTCCGACACAATAAAGGAGTTTTAGATGGCAATAAAAAAAGAATTACAAATTAGTAAAATAGAAGTTGTAGGAAGTTGGAATGTTCAAGTAGCCACAGATACAATTATTAAAGAAGATGGAACAGAAATTAGTAGATCAAGACATAGGCATGTTTTAAATCCTGATTCAGATATATCTAAAGAAGCATCAGAGGTACAAGCAGTAGCTAATGCAATTTGGACAGACACAGTAAAAGCTAATTACAAAACTTGGAAAGAATCACAAGGATAAAACATGGCATATATAGGTAAAGAACCACAAGTAGGTAACTATATTAAGCTAGATGCTATTAGTACCTCTAGCACTAATTCATATGATTTGAAAAAAGATACTGTATTATTTACACCTGAGTCAGCATTACACATGCTTGTATCTTTGAATGGTGTCATACAATCACCATTGACCTCGTTCTCTGTGTCAGGCTCTACTATTACATTCTTACCTAGTAGTGGTACTTTGTCCTCTAGTGATACGATAGATTTTATTCTTGTGTTAGGTAACGTACTGGATATTGGTACACCTAGCGATAGCACTGTGACAGATGCAAAGGCAAACTTTGTATCAACATCATCAAGTGCTGGGTTACAGATCAAAGGTGATGGCACTACTGATGGAACATTACAGCTAAATTGTAGAGTAAATTCTCATGGTATTAAATTAAAATCTCCACCACATTCTGCTGGACAATCTTATACATTAACCTTTCCAACTACTGCACCAGTAGCAGATAAAGCATTAATTACAGATGGCTCTGGTAATTTATCTTTTGGAACAGCAGGTTCTTTTGTTAAATTAGCAAGTACAACAATCAGTTCAGCAGTCGCACAAATAGCTTTTGACAGTAGTGTTATAACAAGCACTTACGATACCTATCATGTTATTTGTAGCAATATATCTTCAGTCACTGCTCTTGATGATATTGGAATGAGAGCATCAGTTGATAATGGTTCAAATATGATAAATTCTATAGGTAATATGCATTATTCCTTATTAAATGGTACAGATAGTGGAAGAGATTATAATAGAAACTACCATGTAATATCAGAAGATTCAGAAGAAGATGGAACACAAGAAGCAGGAACAAGTGGTTTTTTTACTATATTTAGAGCAAATTCAACAACACATTATAAACATGTAATTGGTTGGGGTTTAACAGAAAATGGTGGTACTGGTGGTAATTATTATGGTTACAGAGGATATTCAGTTATTCCGACAGCATCAGCTTTAAATTATATAAAAATATTTTCAGTTCAAGGAAATAATTTAGATAGTGGTAAAGCTACACTTTATGGAGTTGTTACATGAAACAATACTTAAATGGGAAATTAGTTGATATATCTTCAGAAGAAGAAACAAAAATAAAAGAACAAGTAAAATTAGATAAAGTTGAAAAATCAAAAAGAGTAAAAGAAAAAAAAGAAAAAAGAGAAAAAAAAGCATCTGCAAAAACAAAACTTAAAGATTTAGGTTTAGATGATGATGAAATTTCTGCATTGATTGGAGAATAAATTATGCCTTTAACAAAAATAAACTTTACTGGTCAAGGTGCAATTTCTTCAGCAAATATGTTTAGTGGTTCTATAATAAAAACTCAAAAAACTGATTATACAAGTACAACTATATTTGCAAGTGCTGGTGATTTAACTATGAGTTCACCATTAGATGGTACTTTAAGTTTTACATCTGTTGGAGCAAATACAACTATATTTGTTGAAGCTCATTTTTCACCAATAGCTGCTGTATCAACATATGTATCACATTTAATTAGACTTCATTATAGCACTAATGGTAGTGGTGGGAGTTATACAAGATTTGCTACTGGTTCACAATCAGCATATAATAATCAAGCTAATTTTGGTGGAACAAATGTATCAGTAAAAGGTTTTATATCTAATTCATCAGCAAATACAACTTATAATTTTAAATGTATAGTTGATGGTTTTCATAATGGACACAGTTTTAGACCAAATCAATATATAGATGATGGCTCAACTTATGAAACAAGTCAGCCTAGCAGTTTTATATTGATACAAGAATTTATAAACTAAATAAATGAGATAAAAATGATTGAACAAGCAATAAAAGCCATTAACCCAAAAGCATCATTTATAGTAGATGGAGATAATATTGATACTGCAAAAATTGTATTTTCAGATGACACAAAAGAAATATCAAAAGAAGATATAAAAGCTAAAATGTTAGAAATAGCATACATCAATAAAAGACTTTTAGAATATCCATCTATAGCAGATCAACTAGATGACTTATATCACAATGGCATAGATGGTTGGAAAACAACTATCAAAGCTATCAAAGACAAATATCCTAAAGGTTAAAATATGGAACTTGATCTAGTGTGGAACATAATCATTACACTTATCATCATGCCATTTGCTTGGGCATTTAATAAGATGTTTGCAGAAGTAAAACGTTTACAGATACTATTGAATAAGACAAGAGAAGAGTACGCATCTAAGGAAGATCTGCGTGATACATCAGGTCGTGTCATGGAAGCATTGCATAGGCTAGAAGATAAATTAGATAAGGTTCTAAATGTGAGGTGACACTGTGCTTGAAATGCTAATGGTAGCTAATAGTGCCTTCGCCATAATTAAACAAACACTAGAAAATGGTAAAGATCTCGCCTCAGCAGGTAATGCGATAAGTCGTTTTGTGAGTGCTGAGGATCAGCTACAGA